TTCATGATTAACAACTTGCATCGAATTTGTCTGCATAGCAAACAGGTAATGTGTACTCTCTGGTTATGCTGACGGTAAGTTCAAAACGAACACCAGCTAAATAATCATCAGAGAATTGATCTAATGACAATCCGTTTACACCACTTATTATTAAACTGGATTTATTATCGTTCTGAATCTTTGAAAGAATGGCATCTCCAATATCTTCTGCTGCACTAATCGCTTTATGACTATCATTAATATCATCCTGCTTAACCTTAAACAAGACCATCATCGCAAAAGAATAGGATTTAAGTCTACGGTTATTGTCGTATGCGATATTATAAGGTATTTCCAAGAACACGATTGGATACTTGGTTTTAGGACTTACGGCAACAGAAAAACTATCACCTACATAGAACTCTTTAATATCCTTATGACTTAAAGATGTTGTATTAAAAATGTTCTTTATTTCTTCTAATGTCATTATTTTTGTTCTTTTCTTTATAATTAAGAACCTTTTTTAAAGAAATACGTATAATAGTGTTATGGAAGATATTTGGAAAGATATTGAAGGATACCCAAATTATAAGGTTTCCGATCACGGAAGGGTACAAAATGTTAAATTTAGTAGGATATTAAAACCACGTAATACAAAAGGATATTATCAGATTGATTTATCAATTAATAATGTAATAAAAAGATTTAAGGTTCACCGTTTAGTAGCTTTAGCATTTATTCCTAATCCTATGAATTATCCTATTATTATGCATATAGACGATAACGGACATAACAACATAGTATCCAATCTTAAATGGGGTACTCTTTCTCAGAATACTAAAGATATGTATGACAAAGGACGTAGATCACATTCTCTTGATAAGCATCCAAGATTTCATAAATATAAGTTAAACGATGAAATTAGAAACGAAATTAGAATGTTATATTCAACTGGTAATTACACCCATAGAGAATTAGCTTCACGATTTAATGTAAAACATACTACTATATTCCGTATAGTAAAAAAACTTATTTAAACTTATCTCTTACTTTTTTGACGAGATTGCTTAATTTGCTCTTCATGGATTCTGGATTCGAGTTCTTGTTTGAGGTTTCGTATGGTATACCAATCAAGAAAATCTTGAAGTTTTTCCTTGTATATCGAATGTACCACATCAGGTAAACCTTGACTAATCTCGAAAATAACCCCCGACCATCCGACTTTTTCAGAATACTCTCGCTGTAACTTAGCGATGCTTCCAGAACTTTGTCCTGAACCTCCAAAAATTGTTTTATATTGATTGACAATGCTCTCTCTGTCTGCACAAAAAAAAACCAGATATTATGTGCTATCGAATACGGTAGGGTTTTGAATTCTTCACCTCTATCCCACACATCAAAACTATCCAATGTTTCTCCTTCCTTTTTGCATACAATAGCTATTATGTATGGTAATGCTTTGGTCTGATTGTCCTTGAACTTCTTTAAAATACCTTCAATAGAAAGAAAATCCTGTGTCTCACCTTTCAATAATGAATCTGCAAGCTGGTAGGTCTTACCGTTGTGATTGAAGTTTTTAATAACCGTTGTCTTTATTGGTTTACTTAAAAACTCCATTAACTTCAATATCGACTTAAACTGATTGATATTCATTTTCTTGACCAGATCAAGAGGAATACCAGTATAGGTTGTGACAAGATGAAGATTACGGAAAGATTCATCTCTTCCACTTACTTCACTTATTTCAATCTGTTGTCCTACTGTAATATCATCCCAAGATGTAGGAATAGTATATTCTATTTCATTAACTTTAATTATTGTACTCATAATATAACTGGTTTTCTTTATAATTAATTATCCGCTTGCGTAACTTAAACGGGTCTTTTTTTGAATCAATTTATTAATTGCGTATGTCATACAATCTAACATATCATCATTTTTTCCTAAAGGAAATGATATACATTCATCAACAAATAAATTATTCCAAGTATCTTCTATTAAAATAATTCTCTTTGCTTCAACTATTGGAGAGATAGCATTTACTCTTGTTATTTTACTTTCCGTAGTCGGATCAAGTTCTATTGCATTAATTCCCTGTTTCTTTAAAGTCTGTACAACCGACTTTCCTGTTGCTTTAGGTTCAACAAACAATCTCATTGTACCATATCTACTTCTTAACTCATTTAATTTTAAAAGAAGATCAGGGAATTCTAACCAGTATTGACCTGCATATCTGATTAATAATGAATTCTCAAATTCACCTGCTATAACAATACCACTAGGATCATTCTGTGTTTTATCAGTATATGCACTATCAACAAACATATCCCATTTAACTTTCTTAATATCCTCTGGATTATATCTCTTAATTATAAACCAATCTTTCTTTAATATACCACCTTCTTGTGGTATTGGATTTTGTAGATATTGTCCTGAGTATGAAGTACTTCCAAGTTCTGATTTAGTTTGATTTAATATAGAACGTGATAATCTTATTGGGTCTAATAAACCGTTCTTGTAATACTTCTTATATTCATCAGTTGTATCTGGTGTTAGTTCGGATGGTAAACATAAATGTTTTACATTAGGTTTAATTAATAGATTGGCAGCAGGGTCTTTCATGTGGATTCTCTGCATAACTAGGATTGTTGGTGTAAGTTCTTTATTTATCTTTCTTGTTGATAAAGAAACATCCATCCATTCATTAGCTGTTTGAATTTCACTATCCGTTGCCGTTGCTTTTATTGCATCATCAATTAAAATTAAATGGAAATGGTGTCCAATTATTGAACTACCAACAGATGTTGCTGTTCTATTTCCTTTAAATGTATTATCATAAGAACCTTTATTATTCTGATCTTCCTTTAATACTATTTCTGGATATAGTTCTTTAAAACGTGGAGAATTAATAACCGTTCTCGATTTAACTGCATGTTGTAAACTTAAACTTTTATCAACTGATCCAGTTAGAATTTTTAGTGTTGGGTCAACCGTCCACAAATATACGGGGAATAAAACGGTACAAATTGTTGATTTGCTTGTAGCTGGTGGGATATTAATAACCAGATCATAATCTTTAGGTTTACGGTCTTTTAATTTGAATGCTACCTTTTGTAATTCATCACATAAAACTTTTACGTGCCAGTTGTCAATAAAGGTTTCAGGTGAAGTCTCAGACCAGAATTCTAAAAAAAAATGATAATAACTGCGTTTATATAACTCACGTTTAGCTGCAATTATTATTTGTTGTTTAGTCGGATTCACTATTAATTAATTTTTGTAGTTCATCAAAACTTAAATGTTCAACCTGAACTGTATTATTATTAACCTGTAAATTTACTTGTGTTTCTGGTTTAGAAAGACCTAATAACTTTTCTTTTGCTTGCATTGCTTTAATAGCATCACCTTTAAATGGACTATTAATTGAATCTCTTATTATCTGATCGTAATACATTATATGACGGTTAATAACGTCATCGGCATTCTTATTAATGTAATACTTTAGATTATCGTATGCCCAAGTAATATCCTTTTCAAGACTATGTTCCGTTAACGCTGAATAATTTGTAACATAATAACTAACCAAATCAGCATGAGTATGACCTGATAACATCATATCCATGATCGTCTTTCTTCTTATTAAAACTGCTGAATGTTTAGGTTTCATTATAAAATTCGTAAAAATTCGTATTAATTATTGATTATTTTTCAATGAATCACGGTATTCTTTGCTACGCTTATCAATTTTAATAACTTCTTCTGTTTTCGGTTTTTCTTCTGATTCTGCTTGTTTTTTCAGAAATCTTTCAGGTGTTGGTAACTGACCATAAATTTTTTCTTCCAGTAAATCAGGGTCATTATGGATAGTAAACATCTTTTGTCTCATTGTTTTAATGTTTGCCATACCGTCATCGGTTAATAATTGAAATGCTTTTCTGATGTCTTCAACGTTTATTTTCATATCGTAGCTGTCTTTTGCTACATCTTTAATGAATTTTTTTTCCACATCTGTTAATTTTTTTCCCATTTTATTTATTTTATTTTATAATGTAATTTAATGTCCATATATATCTTATTATTATTACATGAACAACTTGCTGGTTCTTTATTAAATGCTTCTTTATACAGTTGACGATAAATACTTACATTTTTAGGTAAAAACCCTTTTGAGAGCAATTCGGTTATTTCCTGTATACTCATCTTTTAATTTGTTTATTAATGTAATCTTGAAATTCTTCTCTTAATCTTCTTTTGATTGGTTTGATTATTCTGCTTATTGTTGGTTTATCAATACCTGTTCTTATACTAAGTTCTTCATACGTATCACCATGCTTGAAATAAGTTTTAAATAAATACGCTTCCCTGTCATCATAATTAACTTCAATCCAGTTATATAACAGATTGCATATCCACATTATACGATTGAAATACTCTTCTTCTATCTTATCCCATTCCTCATTCTGAAGTAATACTTGTTCAGCATGTTCACGATCATTATATTTAATCTTGCTGGTATGGTTATTATTACCATGACTGTTCGCTTCGCTATCCTGTTCAATATCCAGTTCAACAAACTTTCGTATCTTCTTACGATTACAAAGAACTCGCCATTCATTGGAAACTGACATCCAGAAGTAACCGTATACGTTACCTGTAAATCCTGATAACTCTATCCTGTTTCTGATCTTAATGTAAGTATCATTTACTATATCAGTAGAATAGTCATAATGCTGAGTTATGGATAATGCATCGTTTAATAACTTCCGATAGTTATTTTTAATAAATTCATCAAATTCCTTTACATTCATTTATTGACGTAGCTTTACATATATTGAGGTTATGAAACTTCCTGTAAATGCTAATAGAATACATAATGGTATTGGATATGATATTATTAATCCAGTCATTACTCCTATCCAGATCGAAAGGCAGTATGGACACTGTAACAGCTTATAAAGGAAACGGTGAGTATTAGCTAATATCATAATCAGTATTGCAAGTGGAAATAATATATATAAATACTTACCACAAAACTTCTTATAAAAATTCCAAAAAGAAATCAATTCTATTTGGGGATAGTATTTATCGAGATATAATGCTTTCTTAACATATAATGCTAAATCAGAATATACTACTTCGTATGCTAAAACTGCCACAAAAATACTCCAAAGTATTATCATACTGTTTCCTTTGCTAATTTATATAGGTGTTCAAAGTTTGCGATGTCTGCATCATAGACCTGTTTTAATCTTTCGATCTTCAACTTATGATTCCCTTTAGTGTTATCCTTTATCATTCTGGTACGTTGTTCAGAAAGCAGGTAATATCCGAATTGGACTAATTGTTCTTCTGTGTAGGTTTTACTTTCCACTTGTTTTTCTTCCATTTTTATTAATTGGTTTAATGTCAAATAATTCATTCCAAACAGATATAAATACTTTAATTTTTTTATTTATACCTTTTTTATTCTGTTTTTTCTTTTCTGATTTCATTTCTTCTTATTATTTCTTTTGTTCGCTTATTCTCTTTTACTGATTTACTGTCTCTTATCTTAATTTTAGATTCAGGTATATTATCTTTAAAATTACATAAATAATCTTTAATTGTTGGATATATGGTTTTATCCTGTTCACTATATAGATTATCAAAATAATTAATGAAAATGTTATTGCTTGCTACTATCAAAGCACTTAAATCATACTTTCTTAAACAATGATAAATGACTTTTGAATCTAATCCTGTCTTCTTAACCAGATAATAAGTTAACCAATACTTACTGAAATTCTTTTCTTCATTTAAGAAGATAAGTAGATTCTCAATAATACTTAATCTGATGGTATTATTCTTTAGATAGTTATATTTCTTTCTCTTATTATAATCATCAATATCAGACTGTATTGATTCATATATTTCACTAATACGGATTTTAGCTGCATTTAAGAGTTGATCATAATTTATTGTAAGTTGTTCATCATCCTGATTGATTGGTATATCATGTAATAAATGACCTTCTTCATTATATAGATTCTCATTTCTATTCTTATCAACATTAACAAGATAAAATACGTTTTGATAATGTCTTCTTATTGAAGTACCTATAAATGAATATCCTTTACCCTTTTCAGGGTTATATAACATTAGACTATATTCAATTAAATGAATCTCAGCATCATCAATTAGTGTCTTTATTTCATCTCTAATGAGATTAGAATGCTTATGCATGAAATACCTTTTAAGGATAATCTCACACATCTTTATAATTACCTTATGCAGACCACTATAAATTCTTGATCGTTCTTCCTTGGTACTAGCATTTATGTAATTAATTAATAATTCTTCATGAGTATCGTTCCAGTAATTCTTTATGATTTTTTTTCGTGACAAAATAATGAAATAGTTGTATTATAAGATTATCGTTTAGGAATGACGAAGTTAATTATAAATACTCTAAATAACAAAAAAAACCCTGCCGTTGCAGGGTTATAACTAAGAATGAGTCATAAACTTAGTTTAAAATAAAAATTGAGAATTCAAATATCTACTTATTGTTAAAATAATACAAATTAATTGAAACATTTTATTATTGTATACGTATACTGTATTATAAAACTAATAAAAATGAGTCAATCTAAAAGAGAATTCTTCGAACAATCCCAAAATGATTGGGAAGAAATAATTGATAAATCACAAGAAATGAAAGATGATTACCTTTTTCAATCTGAAATTGAGGATAAAATCATAAAGGTAGATAGTAACAGAACTATTATTGCCGTTCACAAAATAGAAATTAATCACGTTCAACTACCTAAAACAGTAGAATAATCAAAAACCAATAATTAATTAAAAATTTTTTCCACCTGATTATCAATTAATTATGTGGAAAAATAATGTACGTCAATGATTTTCATTGATTTCTATGTACGTATATATAACTTTGTGGAAAAATTAAAATGATTGATACAATAAATGAGCAGGAAGATAACAAGGTTATTATTTCTGACAAAAAAGACCGAACAGAATACTTCAAAGAGTATTACAAAAAGAACCGTCAACATAAAATTGACAAAGCATCCCGTTGGTATTGGGATAACAGAGAATCAGTTCTTAAACGAATTAAAAAGAATAAAGATGGAAAAAAGTAATATCCTTATCTATTTCGATGCAATTACATCAAATAAGAATTTTGGTGATTCTGGTGTATATGGGTTTAATGTATATGAAAACGGTATAGAAATCGATTCTATGATGTTCTCTTATAAGAAGACAATTACTACCAACCAACTATATATAATGGCTTTAAAAGAGGTTTTGACATATATTAAGAATCAATACAATGATAACATTGAAGTCAATATAATCTCTCATTCTACCTATGTTATCAACGGATATAATACAGGATTCAAAAAGGTAAAAGCAAATAAATTGGAATGGGATGAAGTAAACCCTTTAAAAAGAACAACTACATTGGGATATCATGTTCCAGCTAATTCTAATGATCTTAAACTAAAAAAACTGGTGATAAACCTTAAAAACGTATTCTTTATGTATTTTAATTATCACCCAAATAATACATAATCTAAAGTAAAACTATTAAAAAATGAGTCAAATTAATGAAAAAGCAGTATTAGAATATATTGAGATATTCAGAACTAAAGTCAAATTACTAGAAAGAAAACAAAAGATTGAATGTCCTTGTTGTGGTACTGAAGTAGGTTCTCGTGAAGAAAAATTATATATAGGTCATGCATTATTACTCCAAAGATGGTTTAATCTCTATCTTGAAAATAAAAAACCTTATCACCATTACCGTGATGTATGTAGATATATATCTGATAATTACAATGTTAACACAACAGATTACGGTAAATTATATGCATTCGGTTTAATATCACCAATGCCAAAAGAAAAGGGTATTGATGTTAATTCTAACGGAATGTGGTGTATAACCCAAAGAGGTATAGCATTCCTTCAAGGTAAATATAAAATACCTAAATATATTCTAAGAATGAATGATGGTCATATCTTTGAAAGAAGTGATGAAGAAATAAGCATTTTCGATATTAATAGTTTCTTTAGATATGATGAAATCTTTGATAAGAATCTCTTGAAAACTAAAAAAAATAAACTAAAACTTAAGAAATAAAACTATGACAAATTTAAGAGGTAAAAGAGTTATTAGTGTTAATCATACAGAGAACTTTAGTAAAGTAAAAAATACGATGTGGAACATACCAAATATCAGTTCAACAGATACGTTAATTCTTATGAAATTGAATACATATCCATCAAATTGGGTATTAGCTTACACAAGATTAGCTGATGATCTTGGTAAAGATAAAACGAACATAATTAAACGCTGGAAAAAATTAATCAAATCAGGTCATATAATTGAAACAGAATCAACCTATTCAGTTAACTATTCTTTAATAGAACAAGGTGGTGAAAAGCAACCTGAGATAAATAGTGGTGAAAAACAACCATTGCAAAAAGCAACCAACCAAGGTGGTGAAAAGCAACCTGACGTAGGTGGTGAAAAGCAACCAACTAAGGTGGTGAAAAGCATACAGATTGGTGGTGAAAAGCAACCTAATGAGCAAGATATTAAAGATAAAGAGAGAGAGAGTAAGACTAAAGAGCAAGAGGAAAATCAAAATTCAGAAGTTGGAATTAAAACAAAACCTAATTTAATTTCACCTAAAGAATGGTATGAAAAACAAAAACAAGTAAATACTTCAATCCAAATACAGGTTGAAGATGTAGAAGTAATTACTTCAACCAATGCCTATAATTCTGCTTCTGTTGATACTTTAATAAAAGAAGAAGGTATTACCCCAAATAAAAAAGAATTCAACCAAAGCGATTTAAATAGGTCTAAAATCCAAATCAATTCACTTGAAGATTTCTTCAATAAATTCAATACCAAAGAAGTTATTAAAGAACTATTAAATTTAACCTTCAACCAATTTATTAAGGTAACTGATCCAATAATATCAGATTATGATCTTCAACAGCAGATTTATTATAAACTTCAAAAAATGGATACTATTCCAAATAAAGAAAGTAGTTCAATCAATTTTCAACCAACAGATAATTTTGAAGTATTCGATTTTGCAGTATTAGATAATCAAGAAAATACATATAATGATTAAACTAAAAAAGATACTATGATACCTGAAATACTATTTTCTATCTTCAATATAGCTGTTCTCCTAACAACTGTTAGGTATTGGAAAAATATCAGAACTAAAAAACAAAAGGTTTATGGGGATATAATTATTCAACATACTGTAAAACATCCTATAATCGTTCAGGATCAATCCAAATTTTCAACGTATTACCACTCCATTATTGGAGAAATGTTCAGGAGAACTCATCTACGTGAGTCTGCACACCGTTTAATTGATCAATGTTTGGATAAGGGTTTGATTGAAATTACTGAAACTAAAGCAATAGAACCTCAAACTAATGATATAACACTAAAAATAACAGTTTTTAAATAACCTTTTAAATTATGGCAAAAGAAAAACACACAGCACCCTATTTCCTACACGATGTAGATAGAGGGTATAAAATGAGAAGAATTATTAAGAAGTTTGGTAATGATGGATATGCTATGTGGTATTCATTACTTGAACAACTATGTACACACGAACAGTATTACATCTTCGTAGATCAAGACAAACTTGAAGACCTATCTGATTATTGTAACGTAGATTCAAAGAATTTAAGTGAATTTATGGACTATTGTAGTATGAAGTATCCTGATCACTTTGATTACGAACTATGGTCAGAATACCGTATAATCAGAAATAATAAGCTATTATCATCATTAATTGATAGTTTATATGATATTGATCCTAAAGTTGAAGGTAAAGGAAATTCAAAGAAAAGGAAAGGAAAAGTACTAACTAATAGTGAACTGAAACTAAAATACAAGGAAAGTAAAAGAGAAGTTAAAGTAAACATAACTAAAGTAAAGGAAGTCTCGGTAACTGAACAGATACCCAACGGAACTCCGAAGATACCCAACGGTAATGTAGAAGTAAAGAATAATGAATCATCAAAATTTATGGGTTCTTATGAGTTGGATAGTAATATCCAAACAATAAATAAGTATGATCCTAAACTATTAAAAGATGAATTTATTGAAAATTTCTTTAAAATAAATAATAACAATAGTTCAATCCAATACTGGTTTTTAAGATTTTATTCAGGTGATCAATTAGAAGAAGACTTAAAATCAATACCAAAAGATAAAAGGTTAGGTAACCCTAAATTCAATGATTATCTTGAATCTATTGAAAAAGCAGATAAAAAGGTAAGAAGTCTTCAATCAGAAATAATAACTAATACTAATTTCACATTTCAAGATGAAAAACAAGAAGATGACTTCAAGAAGATAGTTGAAGAAATGGAGATAGGTTTAAATAAACAGTTAACCCAAATAGAACTAAACCAATTATATCAATCATTTTTAAATAAAAAACCCAAAATAGTATGATAAAAACAATAAAAAACGAGATAAAGGATTTCCAAGAACAAATCCGTTTACTTAAAAAATCTGGTGAAACCAGTGTAAAAATCTATAATGATTGTAAAGTTATTATTCATGATCTAGGAGAAGATAAAATAACACCAAGTATGATTCAGACTTTAAGTAATTACTATAAAACATCTGAATTTATTGTGGAATACTTTATTGATAAAGCTAAAAGATATCACTCCAAACAACTATGATCTATCTCAATGTTAATAAATTGATTAATTTCAAATATCTTCCTTTAGAAGAAAGACCAAAACCTGAAAATTATTATAGATTTGTTGAATTCTTATTGACATTAATTGCTGAAAACGGTATTATTATTGAATCCTATATTGATGAAGAATACTTTGGTTTCACTTTTAAGAACGGTAAAAACTATATAATTTTTGATGAAGATGATGAATGGGTTTCAATTCAGGTAGATGAAGACTAATATATTTTAAATAATTTAAACTAAATAAACTATGGCACGTACTAAAGGAGCAAAGAATAAAACTAAAGTAAAACTGTTAACAGAAGAAGATAATTCTGTTTATATTGAAATAGAAAGTAGTAAACCAAAGAAAACCAAAAACAAGGATGAAGTATTTGATTACAGGCTATGGGCTGAATTTCATCCTTTTGATTATGAATAAATACCTATATGAACACAATTATTATCGTGTTCAGCAAGTAGTTGTTTGAACTTCAAGTCTTTATGTGCTTTGGTGAGAACTGCAAGTTCATCATGAATTCCGTTTGCACCACCACCAATATCTAAAGCTGTTCCAGTACTATGAGGGGTTTGGTTAATAACCTGACCCTTCTTATTTATTCCATTACGGATGTAGTTCATTAATACCTGTGCCTTTAAAGGTGGGTTTATTATCAATCCAGAGTTTAATAATGCTGACCATCCTAATTGCCATACGTATGTGCCATCAGGATGCTTCTCATTTAAGCCACAGGACATCGCTTCAGGATACTTGATATCTAACTCCTTCTTTTTTAAGTAGCTTCTAATGACACGTAATTGATCCTCAGACGATCTTAATCCAGAAGTAACATAGGCTTTCAATTTAGCTTCTTCAAAGTACTTATCAAGTTTAACTATGATTGGTTCTATCGTTGGGGTAAGTATTACGGTTGGTAATACAATTAACCATTTATTGTCTTTAGCTTTCATTATTTCTTAATTTTCTCATAGGTTGCACTGTCAACCTTCAAAATAAAAGTACCTGTGATTGATGGACTATATGTAAAGGTCTTAACTCCTTTTATTTTTTCCACATTAAAATCCTGTAGATTGATTTCTGTGGTTGGTGGACAAGGTGGTATAATAGGACAAGCTGGACATTCTTTTGTAAGGAATTTAGAATCAAATATAAGTCCACTAATAAAGAAGATAGCTGCTATTGATATATATGGTAAAATTTTAAGCCAGATCATTTTTGTTTGTTTTATTAAAATCTTGTTGTTTATCGTAAAGATTACGGTCATCAATACCTACTTTAATTAATTTGAATATAACGTAGAGTGATAATCCGATACATAATCCAATAAATACAATTAACAAGATATTCCCCATATCAATTATTTATCTGGATGTTCAAGTTTATCAATAGCTTTTTTGATATAAAATATATCGCTACTAAGACCTTTTAGGCTTACTTGAATTTCGTGTAATATCTTTGTTGTTGTATCGTTATTGCTTTTAATAGCATCAAGTTCTTTGGTAAGAAGAACATAACGATCATCGGATATTTGTTTATTACTTTTCACTTTTTCTTGAAGGTTACCGTATCCTACTGCTCCTACTATAAGACCAATAAAAAGTGCTACTGCTGCTTCTAACATTAGATATTTGGATTATCATTTTTTGATTTATTACCTAAGAATTTAAATACAATTTCTTCCAATCTCTTAATCCATTCATCACCTGTGAAAAGTAACATTAATCCTATAAAATACAGACCACCATTTATGTAGAGGTCATGTGTTATTCCTTTATATATTAATACCGAACTAAAAACTATTACAGCAAGTCCAAGTATTGTGCTTTTAATTTTTCTTATATTCTCGATTTTCATGACTTTTTAATCTTATAATTAATCAAATTTACCAAGATATAAACCGTTTGAATTAGATTTTCTATCTGTAGTATTAGTGATTGATGATCTGTAATTTGGATATAATGTTTCATTATCTTCAAGATAATCAATCAGATTATCCTTGTAATAACTTACCATATCCTTTATATTTTGTTTTAAATAGTTAAGTTCTTCTATTGATGGTAAACTTGAGTTATCACTATTCTGTCTTAGAATTCCTTTATTAGTTCCTTTAAAAGCCATAAAAGGAATAGCAGATAAATAAGTTGACCAGCTTGCAAGTGGTTTGATATAGTATTGAACAAGTGTATAATTAACACCAGTCAGACTGTTACCTGTAATAGCTTGCTTCAATTCGGTATCCAATGCCGTACCAAGAACAGGACTTACGTACATAGCTTCACTGCTACGAATAAATGGAACAAGTGTATTTGAATCAACATTCTGTGATATTGATGTAAGTTCTTGTAAATCTTCTACGGTTATAAAATTAACATCTATCATTATCCAACTAATTCTGGTTTTAATTTATTTACTTCCTCATTAATATCTTCAATCTCATCATCGATAAGAAGTGATGCAATTATTTGATCATTGAAACCGTATGATGTTTTCAATAAGGCAATACCTGCTTCTTTTGTAAGTTTACCGTTTGCAATCTGACGGATAATTCTTGTCATGTTCTGGAATTGTCTTCCAGTTAATCCAGCAAGTTCACTATTGAATGTTGGACTGTTAGTTGTATTATTAGTACCAGATTGGTTAGTATCAGCTTGATTAGTACCATCAAGTACAAGCGGTTTATTAACTACTTTAACCTGACCAATACCATTTATTTTAAGTAATTTATTAATACCTGTAAGCATAATTTCCTGCATTGGTTCTATAATAGTATTAATAAAATAGGCTCTTGCTGTATTTAATTTCATACTATCATTTCCAATAGAATTGGATTTATCAATACCTAACAATGCTAACGAACCACCATGACCTATTGATATGGCTTCATTAACTATATCATTAAGTTCTTCATAAAGACCTTGATTTGGATCACTTTCTAATCTTATAAATTCAGGTGTTTGATCTTGTCCATCAGTCCAGATAAATAATAATTTACCTGCATTATCTGCTCCAACGTGATTACGTTTAAAATTAGAAACAAAAGAATCTCTTTCTTCATCAGTAGGATTACCTTTTAAAACCAATACACCAGATGGTGTTAAACTATTCTCAACCTTATTTAAATGAAAATTACTTAAGCTATTAGCTAATTGAACATAATCTAATATACTATTATATGAGGGAATGGCATAAATATCTTCTTGTGAAGAACTATATTTCTTAACATATAATATCTGACGTTTATCTTTCTTACCGTTTTCTGGATTAAAATTAGCTATCTTAACAGCATCACTAATCATGTTAGAAGGTCTACGGGTACGTTTGTTAGTAACTATACCCCACTTAGTTGAATATAACCAGTTTTCGGTATATCCCAATTCGTTTGGAATACTTGCACGTAAATTAGCTGGTGAACAATGGTATACTTCAGCAATCTTACCTTCTGCATTATATATTACTTGTAGTGCAGCAGCTTCAAAAATAGACATATCCATAGACATTTTCTTATATATATCATTCATTGTCTGACCTGCTCTGTTAGTAGAATCCAAGAACATTTTAACCTGTTCATCGTTTTCATCCAATGGAAGTAAACCTGAACCATAGTTTAAACCAGATTTAAGGTTAATGAAATTAGAGTGAACGGCTGAAGCATTATTATATAAATCAATTAACTTGTTTAAATAAGCGTTATCTCTGATGTTTGAATCACTATTAAACCACATATAAGTCTGTTCAGCAACTTCAAGATTAGGTGAAATTGCATTGTAGAACTTCTCAAATTCCAGTGATTTATATTTAAATTTCTTTGTTTCTGACATAATTTATATGTTTTCTTTATAATTAAATGACTTAATTCATGTTAAGATAAAAGGTTATTGTATATGGATTATATAATTCCTCTTCCATTTCATGTAGTTTTCTAATAACACCAAACAGATTATAGAATCTTGATTGTTGCTCAAATTGATATTTATCAACTATCTCATAAAAATAGAAATTCATTTCTTTAAGATTTATCATAAGTTATTAATATCTTTTTCGTTTTCAATTCTAATAATATCCAAGTTGGTTAAACACCAATCCCACATATCGAAATTATCATCTTCATAATTTAAATCATATAGCTTTTCAATGATATTATTGCTTACCAATAATACATTTCCAAGTACATATCCTTTATTATCTTCTTTAATTAATTGACTTTCTCTGTATAGAGAAACATTCATTTTGTCTAAGTATTCCATAGTTATTTTATTAGTTTAATTATTACTATTCCTGAACCACCTGCACTATTTGCATTATTACTACCTACTCTGTTCTTACCACTACCACCATTTCCAGTATTTGCACTACCACTAACACCTACTCTTCCTGTTGCATGAACAGCAAAAGAACCACCACCAGCACCGTATGTTCCACCGAAATAAGTTGAAGTAAATCCAGCACCACCATTATTAGGAGTTGCAGTAGTACTTGTTGCAGTAGAACCATCTCCACCTGCACCACCACCACCACCAGCAGCAGTAGTTGATGTACCAGCACCACCTTCGTTAGTACCAGTACCTTTAGCTATATAAGCAAGAATTGATGAACCACCACCTGCACCTTCTGTTGATGTTGCATTAGTTGCACCTTGTGCACTACCAGCACCACCTTTACCACCAAGTGCAGTTATTGTACTTGCGTCTGGTTTGGTAAGTACTGAGTTAGAACCGTTACTTCCTCTTGATGTTGAAGTATTTCCTAATGCAGTAGCACCAGCACCAACAGTAAATGTATATGTACCACTTGCAGGATTTGAAATGACTCCTTCAAGTGCTTCACCACCACCACCACCACCACTTGCACTATTTGAAGTAGTAGAACCACCACCACCTGCACCACCACCAACAATAAGGTATTGCATTGAACTAAATCCAGCAGGAATTGTAATATCACCATTAGCAGCAAAAGTATAAGTAGTTGGTAAGATATATTTATTTAATAAGTATGCTTCTACTTGTAAAATCTCACTATCAGTTAACAATCTATTATAGATAATAACTTCTTTAATTTTAGTATTACCTCTTACTGTTGGTGTACCACTAATCAGATAACCACCAACCATAATACCTGCTGCTGTATTAATAGTACCACCATTAACGTTAGTACTATTAACACTTAAATTAACACCGTTCTTTCTTGCTTTTATACTTGCAACAGTAGTTCCACCAGTTAAAATACTTGTTATTAATGAATCAACATTATTAGTATTAACTGCATTAAATTGATTAAATGAAGCATTAGTATCAACTCTTATAGTTGCTGCTGCTGGTTGTGGAAACCAAGCAGTTGCAGTACTTCCTGCATTACCAAGAAATAATGGTTCTTGTGTTGTAGCAACATTAGTTGCTTGGCTTACACTAAATATAGTTCTTTGAGTACTACCAGTTACAACTGCATGTGATGAATTATATAATGCACCACCAGATAGATTTATACTATTTGTTGATGTTTCATAATTAACAGTACCTGTCTTAGTATCTAAATGAAAACCATTGCCAGATAGATCATCCCATCTTGTAATAGCAGTTCCATTAGATAATGATTGTCTTAATACACCAGTATTAACTCTATCACCATACCAAGCACGTACACCATTAGGTATTTGATTTTGTTGTATTATACCAAAAAATATACTATTCATTATAATTTAAAATGTTAAATCACCAACAGCTAACCAGATATTTGAACCTCTATGATAAACAGAAGCACCACCGTATTGATAAGCTAATTTGGTGTAAGTGTTCTTTGATTGTAATGTAGTAGAAGCTGCTATTGTTATTATTCCAGTACCAACATTTATGATATTAACTTTCATACCTGTTTCCATTGAATTTGGAAATGTAATAGTGAATGTTCCGTTAGCTTCTATTGTTTTACCTGCGTATGTAGCGTTTAATGTTGTATTACCTGTTAATGTTACTGTATCATTAAAAACTGCTACTGCTTTTGCTACTTGAACAATTCCACTACTTCTATTAATTGTTAAAGCTGTCTCTATATTACTACCAGCATCACTTCTTCTTACAATTCCAAAATTTGATCCTTCATTACTACCCGATTCTGTACTTGAATCAGTTCTTAAAATCCAACGAGATAAACCGCCAGATAAGAATGTTATATCTCTTGTAGTTCCTGATACTCTATCAACTTGTATATTATTTGCCGTTAAAGTATTACCAGTTAATAATAAATTACCTGTAAGTGTACCACCAGATAATGGTAAGTATGCTCCACCACCACCAGTTGAACCAGTGAATTGTATATGTATTTCATTAGTAGAACCTGATATATAAAGAGGTGTACTAACCTTTATCTTTTTAAATTCAAGATCATCACCGTTAACTGCTTTAAATACTCCTTCACCTGAACTACCAACATTAGTAGCACCTGTTATTGATCCTCCACCAGTTGAACCTGTGAATGTTATGTTAACAACTCTTCCTGTTTGTATAGCACTTAGATTAGCACCTGCTGTAACACCTGTTATAGTACCATCTAAAATACTATCAGTCGAAGCTGTATAAGCATTGAAAACGGATGTATTTAACTTATTTGAAGTCTGACCTGACAAGTATGTGATATCATCTTCAATACCATTAAGACGTGTTTCTGTTGCTCCTGTATATGAGTTGAATTTAGTATTACTAACATAATCAGTTGATCCAGTATAACCAATAGTTATTTCAGTAGCACCAGAAGTTATTGAAAGTGGTGAAGTAACATTTAACGTTCTAAATCCAAGTAATTTAGTTGCTACTAATCCACCATAGATATTAACTCCGTTTCCGACATTAGTTCCACCAGTAATATATCCTGCTTCTATTAAATCGATTCTACTATCAGTAGCACCTGTCCAAGGATCAAGTTCTGAATGTGTAACATCACCACCACCAGTTGAACCAGTAAATGTTATATTAACTACTCTACCAGTTTGAATAGCAGACAGATTAGCACCTGCTGTAACTCCTGTTATTGCTAAATCAAGTTCACTATTTATATTATTTAACTCTGTTTGAGTAACACCTGTATATGCATTGAAAACGGATGTATTTAATTTGTTTGTTGTTTGTCCTGACAAGTATGTAATATCATCTTCAATACCATTAAGACGTGTTTCTGTTGTTGCTGTGTAACCAGTAAACGTTGCTTCTGTTATATAGTTACCACTTCCACCAGAATAACCAATAGTAACACCTGTTGAACTTGGTGTAAGTGTTATACCATTAGATGCTTGAAGTCCTTTAAATTCAAGAATACCATTATTATTTTGAGCAAATAATCCTTCTGATGAAAGATTAAGTGCACCAGATACAGCAGTTTGACCAGTAATAATAAATGCAGGGTCTTGTTTAACCTTAATCTTTATTATCTCACCGTTAACTGATTTTAAATGTAATGTTTGTGCCATTTTATTAACCTACGTTTTCATTGATAATAAAGTTACCACTCAAAAAACTTCTTTTAGCCTGTAATGAAGAACTCAAATACATGTTATAAACAAAAGTACCTGCTTTGATATTTTGAAGTTCTGCTGCTGTTTTAACCAGTGAAAATACACCGTTTAATCCAAGAACTATTGAACCATCAGCAGTTGAAAAAGTAAGGATTGAATAATTATCTTGAGGTTTTAATTTCACCACTAAAGTAGCACCAGTATATCCTGTAAATGAGAAGTTAGATACAAAGGTATCTCCTGAATATATTTCAGCTTGAATCTCCTGATCAAGGTCACGGTTCTTATTAATAGCAAGATTATAAGTCATATCTTGTGTTAAATCGATTGTACAATCTGTCATTTTTCTCTTTTCTTTATAATTAAATGATGTATTTTAGGATGTAGTATATATGATCTGGTCGCAGTCAATGAATGGTGTTATTTTTCTAATACGGTCATAAGAGCGACTAATAAAGGTCAAATCATACTTATTTTCCTCACCTTGTTTACCAGTAGTCAATTCAAAAGCAGTTATTTTAAATGGAACATCAAACCCACCAATCCACCAGTTTCCGTTCATATCTTCAAAAATAGCTGTAGTATTATAATTATTTATATTGGTAGGTCTGCTTGTTCCGCTTGCATTTACTATACCTTGTTTAAATAGTATATTATTAAAGAATCTATTAGTTTGAAGATCAATTTTAGCAATAGTAAATTTTAATTCTTTTGAAAACCATTTACCTTGATTGTCAGATTCTCTTACTTGCTTAACTGAAGATTCGTCTGTTATTAGTATTTTAGTAAAAGTAATATCTTCATTAATGTCAATAACAGTATTACCACTTATATAATAATTAAGAGGATAATACGGATTATTTTTAAGTAATTCAGTTGAGAGATATAATTTCTTTATACCACCCTGACTGAATTCACAGGCATCATCGAATAATAATTTAATTGCCATTTTATAATATATTGTTTGTTACGTAATCACTGCTGATAAACTTCAACAGATTATAATTATGATTTACTTCAATAGTAAAATTATATTTACTGTCAACGGTTGTTGCTTCAAATACTTTTACTTCTGCTGGACTATCATATCCCATAATACAGTAATCTCCGTTATTTGTCTGGAATACTACAATCAGATAATCACCAAGAAGATTCTGAATATCATTCCATTTCAAAGGATTTAATTTTGGTACTTCTAATTCAAGTACTTCACCAAATACATATCCTTGATTTGATATATTTAATTTCTGTGTATAATTAGCATTTTGACTTACAGGTAATTCATACCATTGAATAAAATTATTAATACTATTAATGGTCATTATATTATTACCATAGTAATCAAGAGTCTCATAAGTTGCATCTACTACACTATAAAAAATATCATCTGGTTTAGTACCAATCCATAATCTTTGTATACCACCTAAATTCCATTTAGTTTTAGGTGGTTCAATTATTACTTGTGCAGTATTAGAGGTAATTAAATTTATACAGTATATTGTTACATAATAATAAACGATATTACATTCCTGACAGGTTTCAAAACGTTCTTCATCAATATAACTACTACCAGTTGTAGTTGTTAATAATCCATAATTTATACCATCATAAGACTTATATATTGAATAAGTATTACCCGTACAACTACCACTCAAAACCCATGAAAGATTTATATTACGATCAATAAGGTTATCATCAAAAGTTACGTTATATCTAAGTGTCAATGTCACATTCTCTAACTTTCTTTCAATAACAATAGAAGGTAATGATTCGTTTACAATTCCTTTAACCGCTTTAATATAGTATTGATATGTAATTCCAAAAGTTGGTAATGTATTATCTGTATAGGTTGAAACATTAGCACTTGTAGTGTGTATAAGCACATAAGAACCAACATCTTTTTCTCTACGATATATTTCATAACCTGTTTCTTTTGAAGAATTATCAGACCAACTTAAATCAAATTCCTTAATACCGTTAACGGGTTGAATAACACTATTAAATGTTGGTGTATTCAAATAGGTTAATCCTGATGCAGCACCACTAAAATAAGAAGTTACATTAGAGCCATTCTTATATTTAAGTTTATAATATCTATATACATCCTCTGAAAGACCTGTATGATAATAGATAGTAGTGTTAGGGTATGATGTTAATAAACTATAACTACTTCCACTATTATTTGAAACAAATATCTCAACATCAGTTGCATAAGATGAACTATTAATCCAACTAATATCAAGTAAACCTTGTGCTGATCTTGCTATATTTGGAGTAAAGTTTATATAAGGTAAGATTAATGTATTTGATTCAGAACCACCTGTTGCTCTATTGGCAACTATTTTATATGCATAATCATCATCAATAGTTTCAGTTACCGTATATGTAGTAGCACTTGCAGCAACACTTGTAATAATATCAAAATCAGGATTTGATAATTTACGTCTGTAAATAGTATTACCAGTAATAATCTGAACACCTACAGTTTGCCATACTAAATTAACCTGAGTAGCAGTTACACCAGAAGCTGATAATAAAGTAGTTTGATTGGTAGCTGGTGTAGCCCAAGTGATTGAATTACCGTCTCTATCTAATTTAATAATACGATTATAAGATAATCCGTTGTATGATGTAAAACTTCCAACAACATATAAATGATTATCAGAATCAAACTTCATGTTATATGTAGTAAGATTAAATCCTGTACCTACATTAGTAAGAAATCCCAATTCTGGTGATGCATTATTATCTCTTAGTTTAGCAATTTTAGGTGCTGGATTACCGTTAGCTGTTGTGAAATCACCAGCGAAATAAACATAAATATCTGTAGGATCATGTATTATATCTCTAACTAAACCATTAAATCCTGAAGTAACAAAGAATGTAGCATCTCTAGTACCTGTAGAATTTATCTTAACAGCACGACCTAAACTAAATCCACCATAACTAGTAAAATTACCACCAACAAATACATCTTCTGATGCATCTACAAGAATAGCATGAACGTTTGAATTAAACCAAGTACTATTAAGTGTAGAATTAAATGCAGTATCTACAGTACCATCAGAATTAACTTTTGCGATATATCTACAACCATATCCAAAAGGACTAGTATAATTTTTATAATTCTGAAATGATCCACCAAAATAAACTTTATTAGTTGATGGTTCTATTGCTACTGTATATACGGCAGCAGAAAATCCATTAGCAAAACCAGCACCAATTACAAAACCAGTATCTCTTGAACCGTCAGTATTTAATCTTATTGCATAGTTTGCAGCAACTGCCTTATAAGTTGTAAATGCACCAACAGCATATATTTTACCGTTATTATCAAAAGCTAATTTATATACTGTTCCGTTAAAACCTGTTGAATTATCAAATCCACTATTCTTAGAACCATCAGGATTTAAACATATAATTCTATTTGCAGCAACTCCTTTATAAGTAGTAAATTCACCAGCAACATAATAAAGATCGTTTACACTATCATGAAGAACATGCCATACAATTCCATTAAAACCTGTAGTATATGAAAAACTTGTATTGAATACACCTAACTTTAATAATCCTGCAATTCTATTAGCGGATGTACCATCATAATAAGTAGTAAATGCACCACCAATATAAGGTCTGTCAGAAGCATCTACTTCAACACTATATATATTATTATTTGCTCCGTTGTATATATAAAATGAAGTAAATAAATAACTATCTTCATTAGAATAGTTACTATACTGTGATGTACTTGCCTTACTTACACGAACACGATAATAATAAGTATAATTATCAAAAACAGTATAATCATTATATGTAATACTTCCGTTTGCAAGACTGGCTATTTGAGTCCAAGTACCACCAGTACCTGTTCTACGTTCTACTAATACCTGTGATTCACAAGTCGTATTTAATAACCAATCAATCTTAATACTAAGAGCATCATATCTTTCAACAGTTAATCCGCTTGGTGCATTAAACACTAATGTATTTGAAGCAGAACCACCCGTATAACTTAAACCGTATTGTGAAAATTCACTTACTATTTTATAGTAATATATTTGATTTACGTTAACGGTATTATCTTCGTATGATGCAGTATTTGGAGATAAGGTATCTAATAAAGTATAAGTAGTATTATCAGTACTGCGATATACTTTATAAGCACTTTCACAAGTAACATTATCTGTCCAGCTTACAACATTGGTCATAGTACATTCAGTACCTACAACACTTGATGGTGTAGGTGCAGTATATGAACTAGCACCATTTATAACATTAGATTTGTTTGTATATATATCTTCAAACCATACACTATTATATGTTTCAACTTTATAATAGTAGGTTGTACCTAAAACGGATGTTGTATCAATATATGATGTATTAGCAAGACCAACATTAGTACCTATTAATGTATAGGTGACACCATCAGTACTACGATATATTTTATAACCGTCAGTGTTTAATGCCTGTGTCATAGTAAGTTCATTACCACAAACGTTAAAATTTACTGATAATACAGTAGCATCAGCAATAGGTGTAAAATTCTTTGCTACATTAATTAATACCGTTGACGGTGCAGTTGGGTCTTTTACTTCATCATGAGCAGCTTCTTGTTGAGAATACGGAAATAGTAAATTACTTAACTTATTTCTTGTTTGTGTTTTAACTACATTAACATAGGGATTACTACCTAAATTATTATCAACTGAAAATGATTCAAGATTAAATGATTGACCAGCATCATTAAGATAATCATATATTAATGCTTTACTGATATTACTACTAAATGTTTTATAAACACCTGTTTGACTTACAGTAAAAACATCAGTTGATGCACCCCAAACAAGACCACAATAGTAATTTGAAAATAACGTAGTAGTTCCAGCAGTACCACCAGTACACCAAAATCCAGTATCTGGAAATCTATCTCTTATGTTTACTTGAACAGTATTACTATCTTCATACGGTGCTGATGCAGGACTTACTGTTACATTACCTGCCCAATTACCTGTAATAGTAAAATTATTAGTTCCAACATTATATGCTATTGCTACTTGTACACTGGTTGCGAATACAGACATTATTATTCCTTTTCTTTATAATTAACACCAAAAACTGAGAGATTATATAAACAAAAAACCCTACCAATTACGGTAGGGTTCTTAATTAAACCAACTATATCGATCCTAAACGATATTCTATTATATTACTGCTGTTACTGCTGCACTTGTAACTTCGTTAGCATACCCAAGAGCACCACCAACTAAAGTTATTGAAGCAACATAAGCATCAGCTTCTGCAAGACCTGTATCAATAGATAAAGCCGTTGCAATCAATCCTCTTCCACTTTCACCAGCATACCAGTATTTACCTGCTTGATCTTTAGCGATAACAACCACATAAGCATTAGCAAGGTCTTCAAGTACTTCTTTCTTAGCTTGAGTGATGCTTGCAAATTGACCGTTAACGGTTTGATTTACGAAACGACTTGCACTTCCTGCTTGTAATTCTTGTAATAGTTGACCAGTGTTTGGTTCAAATTGATATTCGTGAAAAGTAGTAGCACCTGTAGTCAATGTAATACCTGTAATGGTATTATCACTTGATTTTGCCACGCTTGCCACTTGTTCCTTTGAGATTAAATAAAGTGCAGATAATCCACCGAAGCTGAATCCACAATCTCTATCTAAACCTGCATTAATTAAACATGACATAATTTATTTTTATTTTTTAATTTCCTAATGTTATTTGTAAACTGGACACGTTGTTAAACATGTCCAGTTTTATTATTATACGAATGATGTTCCGTAAATTACAACTTCAGTAGGAAACGCATACTTAATGTCAAATTTCCATTTTGCTTTGAAACCAACTTTCTCTGCACCAGTGGTGTAACGGAAATCGATAATAGCAATTTCTGATTCGTCAGATTTCAAATCGTAACCGATATGAATGTTCTTTCTTTCTTGAAGTAACATAACGTTAGGAGTTGCACTTAAACCGTCAACGGCAACAATCTCAACACCATAAATGGTTTCTGGTTGATCGTTAGCTGTTGTGTTAAGTCCTTGTGCAGCCATTGCTTGCTTGTAGAAGAACAAAGCCTTCTTAGAAACAATCAATACTAATTCATCCACATTGAATGGAACGTTTGTTGGTAATGCATCGAACATACCTTCCATAGCAGCAACTATGTTAGATTTGGTAAGTGTAGTACCTGTGATTTTCTGACCTGAACCAGTACCAGCTTTTGCTTGTGTAGCAAGACCTGAAATTAAGGTATCAAGACCAGTCATACCAGATGATGCACCGATAGCTTGTAACTTATCGTTAGTTGCTTGTGCAGCATTTAATTGATTTGCAATTACTGCATCTTCCCAATTTGCTGGAGGATTTTCAGCATTCATACCATCTGCCATATCAGCAGAATCCCACAATGCATAGAAATCTGAGAAACAGAATTCAGCATTGATAACCAACGGTTTTGGTTCTAATACAACTTGTGAAATTGTATAAGTTCCTGTTGGTGTCCAATCCATACAAGTACTACCTGATTGTACTACTGATGAACTGGTCAATTTCTTTAATACTTCTTTGTATTTTACTCCTGTATGGATTCCAATACCTTGGATATTTGCGATTGCTCCTGAGAACACGCTTGCAAGCAAGTAAGGTGCTGCTGCCTTTCCAGCGAATGTACTGGTGAAACTTCTAGTTGTTGACATAAAATTTAATTCTTTTCTTTATAATTAAGTAATGTTATTTTTTTGCAAAATTCTTTGGAAGTTCAATTCCGTTCTTAATCGCAATCTTTTCTGCTACTGAAAGTTTAGCAAATTCTTCTTTATTGAATTCTGCTTTTTCTTTAGTTACAATAACTGGATTAGTAAGCGGTGCTTTTTTAAGAACCTCAATCTCCTTTTCGAAATTAGATTGCATCTCTGATTTTACTTTCTTCATCGATTCTAATTCAGCTTGTAATGAAGCAATCAATGCTTTCATTGATTCTTTTTCTTCATCAACCATTGGCTTTGTTTCACCTGAAGGTAACATATCACCTTCTGGTACAATTACAATCTCAACTTCTTCTGCTGCAACTTCAGTTGGATTGTCTACGGATATCTCTTTTGCTACTGATTTGATCTCCATTAAATTTCCTGCTGCATCAACCATTAATTCCTTTTCTGTATCAGTAATATATGAACCAGCTTCCGCTAATTTATTATTACCATCAGGAAGAATTATGTTAACTGGTGCGCCTATTTCGCTCCATTCAACTTGATCAACACCATCATAAATTTTGGCTGTTTCAAACTTTTCACCTTTCATTTCGTTCAAGAGTGCCTCGAACTTTTCAATTAATTTATTCATTTTCTCTTCTATTTTATTCGGTTTATTATTTACTTTTAAGAACGTGTGTAAAAAAGCCTCTATTGAAAACCCTGCTAGTTCACCGTCTACTACTCTTTTAAACGTAGCTTCATCTTCAATTTTGTATTGAACAAACCAACTACCTAATGTTGCATCTTCAATACCTTTACTTTTAACACTAGCTAATTGATGCTCATCTTGTATAATATAAGATTCGGTTAAATAACCGTCAACGGTATTATTTGAATGATCTGTGTTGATATTGTTAGTCATCAATTCTTTGTGGAATTTGTTCTTCAATTTCTTGATCGTATCAACACTAAAATAACCATAATAAGGGTTATTATTACTATCTAAACGATAGATCATTTTATCAGGAATCAATGCAAGACCTTGAACATAACCTTCATAACCTTCAATTTTAAAGTATTGTGGTTTTGGTTTGTCATTATTAAAATACTGAAATTTTGATTCTATTGCAGGGTCTTCAACCATAGATATCGCTTTCATACCAGACATTGGATTATTTTCATCGAAAGTAAATTCTATTAATGGTATAATTGTTTTCATGTTTTCTTTATAATTAATTACTTTATATTTTTTGCCTTTTTTTATATACTTGCTTTTTCTTCAATAACACGTACTCTGTTGCTTACGGTATTTATTTCGGTAACAGCTACTTGTAAATTAAGACCCTGTAATGCTGCCAATAACGATTCTGTACCGTTAGAACCCTTATTATCTATATTAGGTGTTGTAAGTCCACCGTCTGCGAAAGTCGGTTTACCTTGTCTCATTGCTTCCAGTGCTGCAACCATACGGTAACCAGTATCAGTATTTAATACCGAAGACGGTACTACATACTCATTAGCATGAACCACACCAGCTACTTCATGACCAGTATGATCTACCTGACCAATTCCTTCCGTGAAACCACCTGTAGCATACGTAATCGGTTTAGGCTTATTGGCAATTACTATTGCAGTCTGAACTGCTGCCAAACCTGCTGTAATAGCAGCAAAAACGAATGATGCTGGTGGTACAGTTGCAAGTGCAGCAAGAATTGCATTAGCTGTTAAAATAGTAGATTGAATAACAGCATTAGCATACTCCTGTTGGTTTATTTTGTTCTGAATATCAATCTGCTTCTTAGCTAGTTTTTCTTTTTCAGCAGCTAAACGTTTCTCCTGTTCTTCCTCTTCTTTTAAACTATTAATAATTTCATCATAACGTGCACCTTGAGCAGTTGCCAATTCAGCTTCCAATGCTCTACGGTTATTAACTGCTTCTGTATACTGACTATCAATTAATTGGAATTGAAGTGAAAGTCCTTCAAGTTCTTTCTGTTGTCTTTCAACAAGAATATCAAATATCTGACCTATATTATCACCAGCTAATTCAGCATAAGCAATTATTAATTCTGCTGTATCAGTAAATCCTTCTCTCCATGCTTCACTTAATACTTTAGGTTTTTCAGCTACTACTTCAATTAAATCTCCGTATTCATTAACTGCTAATCCAACTAATGCAAGTGCATCGTTTATTTGATTTAGTGATTCTGTTGTATCAACCCCAAGACGACTTAGTTGTCCTAAATATACTTGAAGTAATAATAAAGCATCTCTACCAGTAGGATCATCAAAAACACCATTGAACTTTCTCTTCAATTCATCGAAAGCACCTGATTCTGCAAGCATTTCACTTGTTTTTACAATACGTTCAAGATTTTCTTCAGCAATTTTTATTGCTATTTGTCTGTCTTCTTCTGCAAATTTATCGTTCTGTTCTTTTATTTTAAGATTACGGAGTTCATTAAGTTTAAGAACTTCTTCAGTATAATACTTATCACCTATTTTTAATTGATCAACACGATCATCAAATTCAGCATTGATAGTATCAATAGCTGCTTTTCTTTTATCTGCTTCAAGAGCAATGTTAATATCACGAATCCTTTTAATTGCCTCTTCTTCATTCTTTAATCTCTCTTCGTTAATCTTTCTTTGTTCTTCTTTCTCTTTATCTCTTACTTCTTTAGCTTTGGCAATAGCATCAGCAGATTCTTTCTTCTTAAGATCGTAGTATTTCTTTTCTTCAATAGCCAATAACTTCAACTGAAACTTAGCATCTTCAAGTTGTTTAATTTCGTCTTCACTAAGTTTCTTACGTTTCTCAAGATTGGCTATGATTTCGGTATATACCTGTCTACGGATAGCAAATACTTCCTTTTCTTTATTACCTTCCTTTTCAAGAAGTTTAATAGAGTTTTCACGTTCCTTATTAAGAGTAACTAACTTCTCATACTGACCTTCAAGTTCCTCTTGAACTTTACCTTCTGTTATAGCTTTATTAAATTCGTCAACAGCAGATTTACCTTCTGTGAATAAAGCAACAATGAATGCTCCAACACCATCCAATAAATTGGATAATGAACCAACTCTATCAATTAATTCGTTAACCGTGTCCTTAATACTTTTCAAGAACGGTATGCTGTCAATGAACTCTCCAACAGCATCAGTAACTGCTTCCCAATTAGCTGCAAGAAGACCAATAGCAACCACGAAAGCACCAATACCCGTTGCCGTAATAGCAGCAGCAGTGGTAGTACCAAATAACTTTGCACCTATACCTGCTTTGGTAAAACCTTTAAAGATTGCTGTAAGACCTTTAACATTCTCTTTTGAAAAACCTTCTGCAACATCTTTAAGAGCATTAGAAAGAGCAATATACTGTGTTGCACGTTGAACAGTTTCTTCGAATGCCTTACCAGTTTCTTCACCAAAATAACCTGCTGCCTGTGCAGCTAATTCAAAACCACCAGCAATACCTTTGGTAAGTTTTAAGGTTTGATCAGCAACTTTTTCAGCATTAATGGACGTTTCTTTAAGTTCATTATTAATGTCATTAATCTGATTTTCACCAGTTACTTTAATATCGAGTTCTACCGATCTTTTAGCACACATCTTATATTCTTTTCTTTATAATTAATTTATTTCTTCAATAACTCTATTTCTGCTATTTTGGCAATCGGATCATAGTTTTTAATTGAAACAAGTCTATATAGTTCACCGTCAAATATCAGTGTACGGTTAATCTGCATTTCTTTCCAATCATTTTCATTCATTCTCATTGTTCCAGAAAGTAGATAATTATTAGTTAAATCATCTAACTTAGGTTTATGAAATACTGTATAGAGATTATCATATAATCCGTTTTCACCAAAAGTAAGATTGAAGTAGGTAGGATCATGACTATCTCCAACAGTACCAGCACCTAAGTAGGTAAGTAATACTGAATGTGCTTCTGCTCCTATCTCTGTTACCTGATCGTCAACAGATATAAATCCACTTGTTATTAAATCATTATATTCTGATTCTGAAAGAAGACGGAAAGGACTTGCAATACAAACAGGTACACGAGCAAAAGTAGGAACGGTAACCGTACCACCAGTTGCAATACCTGTCCATAACCATTCTTTATATAATGATCCACCATCTACTGCACCATCCCATGCTGCTTTTCCATAATAATATAAAAACTTTAAACCACCATCATAACTGAAATTATTTGGATCATTACCCTGAACATAGTTATCTGATTCAGAAGATGCATAGTTATTACCATCATTATCCTGCGGTGTTTGTCTACTAATCAATGGTAATCCAACAGTCCAAAGTTGAGGTATTGTAGTTGTTGCATTATATAAACTACGCTCATTAATTATATTATATGGATAATAATTAACTGGTGATATACCTAATTTGATATTACCAGTTCCCGTTGTCTTATTCCAGAGTTTATTATATACGTCTTTCTTATATGTTGTTGTTATTCTTGGTCTGCTAATTGATAATCTGATATCAATACAAGTGTTCACGTTATAGGTTGGATTAGTGTTAGATAAAGAACTGTAATCCATGATCCTGTTAAATCCAAGAGGAAAATTATTTGTATCGTCTTCATCCAATGTTATTGATATATTATCCTCTATCTTACTTTTTTCATAATCAAATACATTTATTGGATATGGATTAGAATTATCACTAAACAATGTAGAGTATGTTTCAATGACAACGGATTTGTTGTATGGATTTATAACCATATACAAATTGAATACATTCAATACGGTCTTTAAGAAATCACTTTGTTTAATATCTGGAAGTAGCTTATTAAGATTAAGATAATCTGTACTGCCTGTGATAACCGAACCAGTGAAGTCCTCTCCTTTTCCAGTAAATGGAATAATGATCTTCTGAATATCTGAACGGTTAAAGAAACTACTTTGATATGACCAACCTGCATCAGAAAACATTCCGTCAACGATAGACTTTAAATATATTGCTGGTGGAAACGCTGCTTCATATAATGGGTTCTCTTCACCGTATGGTAAAGAACTAACTACATAATTATAATAGTATCCTAAATTAGCTTCTGCAATAAATCCTGCTTGTGTACTTACATCAGTACCACCAGATATAAACGGAGTCTTATAAAATACCAATGGAAATTCTATATGCTCACTAACAGGTGCTACTTTGATATGTTCAACGATAGTCATTTCATAATCCCATTCAATGGTTGGTAGGTATTCCATTTCATTTAATGACTTACCTTTTAAATCATCAATTAACTGTGTGAATTTTGAATAGAATCTACATTTATAATCATCCTGATTTACATCAGTAAGTTCAATTATTCCCTGAAGAAGAAGAACATTATTATTATATACATTACATTCGAATGTCTTACCAACAAAGATTTTAATCCGTCCTCTTGCATCTGGATATTCAAATTGTTCATCATTGTTCTTTGTACGTGGTAAATTAAATGTATAGCTAAACTCACCGAAACGTTTTGAAGGATCAGTGAAATCATCAACAATACGATTAAGTTTAATTCCTAAATCCTCTGCTCTTTTATAATCCAAACGATTACCGTTGGATAATTCAATACGTAAATTGTTTAAGTTAGACATTATATAGTTATATTATTTTGACTTATAGTTTCATTAAATTGAAGTTCTAGGTTATATAATGTATCATTAGATGATTTACTATATTTGAAACCTGTTATATTAACATAGTTGTCATAGTCGTTTGAATATACATATACTTCATTACTGTTAATTAATTCCATTAACCAATCAAAAGTCTGACTATTAATCCAACCACTATTAACCGTTAACTTCTTGGTAACAGCAGTATCATAAGTAGCATTATATTTAAATCCTTTATTTAATGAACCATCAAGGTTTATATCACGAGCAATAGTATATGATTTAGATGTACGGTCAAGACCATTTTCAGCAAGACCAGTAAAATCAAAAGAATCAAAAGTACCAAGTTTATTCAACCAACTAATACCTACTCTGTTAGTACGCTCTTCAAGATCATAAGCGAATGATTTTAATTCCGTTACATTTCTAGTAGTACCTGTTCCACTATAAACACCAATGTTTAATTGTTTGATTAATTTATTATTTGATGATTCTATTACATCAAGACCAAGAATATCAAACGATACGTTAACACAGAATGCACCACCGAAATTAGTACTACCTGTTGATATAGTGATAAATGTCTGACTTGCTAATGTTGTCCCATCCCAAAAAACAATATCACCTTTAACAGCTAATGTTCCCTGATTAAGATTTTTAGGTACAATAAAATACAATAATTCACGTTGTTCTCTTGATGCTTGTTTAACTGTTGGACTATTAGTTAAAAACGGTACATTTCTTAAATAAGTACTTAATGTAGTACCAGTATAACCACTCATACTATTCTCCTGCTCATAATCCAAAGCAGCATTACATACCCACTTATAACCCGTTGTCCCTTTAAGTCTCTTCTTATTGGTATTTGTGTTAGCGATTAACGGATATATTTCACCGTATTTAAAAAAGAACGGTTGCATATACGTGGTAATGGTTGTAAAACCAGATAGTTCATAATCAGGTTTAGGTGTATGAACAAAAGATTTACATATCTCAGAAAAATCAAACTTCATGATATTATCTTTCTGATATGGTAATTGAAGTTCTGTCTGACGATCAAATAAACCAGTAGATAAAGTAGTACCGTATTCGATATTGGTTTTGCTACCGTATACTTCTGAAAAGATATTATAGTTATCAAGAATATCACCTTCATAATAATCCGATCCGTTTTCGACAACGGTAAGTGTTACTCCTGTAGTGACAACAGCATTAGCTGCATTATAGGTTGTTACGTTTGAAGTTGTAATGTCAAAGCGTGACGAACTTGTTTTAGCAACTAGTGTTACTACATTAGAACTTACATTTATATAATAATTACTATTAATAATAATATCATCTTGAAGAACCTGTGCAAGACTATCAGCTATTTCATTATTATTATTATTCTTTATATAATTATTACCACTATCTGTTAATGTATTAGATAAGAAATAATTAATCTTATTTGGAAAAGATTTAGCATAGAACGTTGCAGTATATTCAACGGGTGATGTTAAATTGAATACAATTCTGTAACCACTTGTAATGCCTGATTGTATTGTAAGTGTAGTTTCTGAAACATCAGAGTTACCATCAAAAATAGCTGTTGCTATTGATAACATTATTGGATTCTCTGATGCTAGTATCGTACTCGGTTCTACAACAGTAAATGCTGCTGTGGTAAACGCACCATTGGCAACAACAATAGTCACACTATCATAACATCCACCTTCATCAACTCTAACCTGATATGTTCCAGCAGCAAGACCAGTAAAGGTTGCACTTGATTGTGGTGTACCACCGTTCAATCTAAATGTGAATGAACTACCTGTAGCACCAGAAATGTAAACGGTAAGTGAACCGTCTGATGATCCTAATAAACTTGGTGCTGTAGATGTATATCCAGTAATCTCAAGATTACATCCACCAGCTTGTGAACAACTTGGTAAACTTGCTTGTGATTCTAATGAATATATTGATGTTTGTTCATCATAAAAATTATCAGCAACTGTATTCCATTGACATACCTGATTATAAATTGTTACTGATGTATCACCTGCTGGCAAAACAATAGTATAATAATCGTATGTAGGACTACCTGCAAACGTTCCGTTGTATGATGTTGTTTTTAAATACCTGATGGTTAGATCACAATCAATAGCACTTGGAATAGTAAAATCAATTTGTTGTTCAGTACGATAAACGTATTCACCACCGTTGTATCCGTCTTGAACAACAATACAACCACCATCGGTCATTGTTACCTCAACAGTAGCTTCTGCTCCACTACAACCTTCACAATAAATATATGTAACTGCCATTTATTCTATTTTTTATTTTATTTTATTTTGTCAACGGTTTAAAAGCATCAACCATTTCATCAGCAATTAGATTGGATAATACCTCTGCAAGTTCTTCTGAACTCATATCAGCAACATTATCTTCCACCTCTGTTGTAAATGTTTTACCTTTAATACCTTGTTTATATATACTTTGTTGTATTGCCCAAGCAAGTCCGTTTACATTACCTGCTCCAATACCATTCTGTTTAATCCATACAATCAAATCCTCAATAGGTACTTTACGTGCTTTTGGTCTTCTACCAGTACTTACATACTGATAATAATCATTAGCAATTAGCTGTAGTCCTGATTGAACAGGAATAAATTCAATGGACTTAATCAGATCGGAATCAGATTCAACTCCGTTCTCGATCATTGTTCTTCTGGTAAGAAGTGTCAGATCATTTATTAACTGTTTTAATATATCTACTGTTTTCTTCATGATTAACAACTTGCATCGAATTTGTCTGCATAGCAAACAGGTAATGTGTACTCTCTGGTTATGCTGACGGTAAGTTCAAAACGAACACCAGCTAAATAATCATCAGAGAATTGATC